CGCTCAGCCACCGGAGTGTCCGGCGACTCATATGGCGAACCCTCGAGCTCCTCGTCCAGCTCCTCGACCGTGGCGTAGGCAACCATCAGTTCCCCCGAACGCGATCCAGGAGAGCGTCACGATTGCCGCTAGTCGGCTCACCCTTCGCCTCCAGCAGCTCCTTGAGCTCTGCCTTGGTGGCGTTCTCGAGGCCGTCGTCGACGTTCGTGTCCCCAGCGTCAGGATCCTGCGTGCCCTGCGCCTCGTCGGAACCCCCCTCGGGGACCGCGTCCGTGCCCACGTCCGCCCCGCTTTTGGCCATCCCCCCCGCGGACGCGGCCATGGCCGCATCGGTCTCATTAACCGTCCCGTCGCCCGTCACGTCGGCTGCCTGGGCGGCGGCGGCTGCTGGGGTAGCGTCGGGCTGCGCCTGAGCAGCGAGCACACCCTCCGTCCGCTGGTCCTCCGGGGGCGGAGGAGCCGGCATGTCAAGGCCGCGGAGCTGAGCGATCTCAAGCTCAGTGTATCCGTGGTTGGCTAGGTCCTCGTCGGACTGGTCGCTACCGTCGTCATCGGTCACGGTCACAGCTTCCTCTAGCTCCCCACTCGCACGGAGAGCAGTCAGGGCCTCTGCACGCTCGGCCTCGGTGTATCCAATGCCGATCATCGTGTCCGGATCTTCCTCAGGCGCTTCGCCTTCCTCGACGCGAGCCACCCCGACCTCTAGTCCGTATGGGCCACGCAGGAAAGCTTCAAATGCCTCGACGTCTTCGTCAGGCACGTCGGCGTAAGTGCCTTCGAACACGACCTTCCGATCATCCGGCAGCATGACCTGCAGCTCCGGGTACTTGTAGGTACGATATCGGGTCATCGTTCTCCTCATAGGAAAGGGCCAGGAACGCCGTCGCCCACGTCCTGGCCCGATTGTACCGTCGCTCGAGGGTTACTCGTCGTCGGCGTCTGCCTCTGCGGCTGCCGCGTCGGATTCCGCGTTGGCGTCACCCTCCTCGGTTCGATTCCCCTCGCCTCCACCAGCTGCGGCGTCGTACTGGGCCTGGACCTCTTCGGGAGACTGGGCCAGGACGAGCTCGTCGCCCTCGGGCGCTCGCTCAGAACCCGGGGGAAGGCTAGTGTCAAGTCCCGGGTGCTGCGCCTCGGCCTCCGCGATCGTTGTCCCGGTGCTGGCCTCGGCTAGACCGGACGAGTCGGGGGCCTCGTCGTAGGTCTCCTCCTCCTCCTCTTCCTCCTCGAGGGTCGGATCCTGTTCGTCGTTCATCGGTCGGTTTCTCCCTAACGTGCACGGTGAGTGTTGCTAGCAAAGCATCGACCCGGAGGATAGCACTCCGGGCCGATACGTCGCTGTCAGCGGAGGATTAAGCCGCTGCGATCACGCCTGTGATCTTCGCGTGCTTCCGCTCGTTCCCGTACTTCAGGCCGACCTCACCGTAGATCTGGCGCCGCTCGGCAGCACCGACCTTGGCGAGCTCCTCCACGAAGAGGAAGCCCTTGTCAGGGATCAGAAGGAAGACCGGAGCCAGCTCCTCGAGACTCGCGATGATGATGTTGCCCTGGGGCAGGTGGCGGTCCAGCATGACGTTGACCACACCGAAGTCGGTCTCAATCGTCTGAACGTTCACCCCACCAACGTTGCGGGTACTCTCGGCGAAGCCCTTGGCGGTGACGAAGATCTTCGTGAGGGACCGTTTCTCGCGGGCGTTCACGATGACCGTCCGGGTCTCGTCGACCTGGAACCCACCGTTGGTCCATGCCAGCTGCATGGTGTCCAGCACCATTGCCTCTGTCAGAGCCAGCCCACCGCCAACCGTGACGTTCGTCGCGATGGCCGCCAGGAGACCGCGGGTCTTCCGAGGGGTCGCGTTCGTCGCCGGGTTCGCGAAGGTCTGGTTGATGAAGGACCACTCGATGTCTAGCGCGATCTGAAGCAGGGCCTGATCGACCTGCCACTCGAGCTCGTCCCCGACATTGCCAGCACCTTCAATGCGCTGGTCGATGGTCACACCGAACTGGCCAACCGCAGCCTGCTTGGTGTAGCTGATCTCCACGGCCTCCTGGTGGATCTCGACCACGTTGTAGGCAGTCGATCGGACGCGCTCCTCAGCAGTAGGCGCATTCGCACCTTCCACCTTAGTCGTGTCCGCCGGGGCTCGGAGGTCGTAGAAGCCCCAGTCGAAGAGCTTGGCGTTCGTCTGCTCCCCACCAGTCAGGCCACCGATTGCACTCAGAAGAGGGGTATCGGCCGGCGTGATGCTGAAGAGGTCACCGACGAAGTTGGGCAGATTGAAGGTCGTGCCCTGACCAGTGATTCCGGCCATTTCGTCTTTCCGCCGGTGACCTAGTCACCAGCTGCTACGTGCGTGTCCTCGTCTCATACTTGGCGAGCTTCAGACGTCGGGCATCTCGGAGTGACTTGCTGTCACCCTTAGCCTCGAGCTCCGCGATCTGCTGATCGATGGTCTTCCCGTCCGTCCCCCCGAACTCGCCGCCACTCTTCGGTGGGGGCGTGCTCGTCTCGGGAGCCTTGAGGAAGTCCAGCTTCTTGATGAGGTCGGTAACGGCCTTGTCGACACCCGACACGACCCCGTCCTCGCTGACCGCGATGTCTTCACTTGCCAGGAGCTTCTCGACCACTAGATCGATGGCGTCGGCTCGAACTCCCTGTTGCGCTGCCTGGACCCGAATCTCGGCAGACTTCAGCCGGAGGTCAGCTGCCTCGAGACGAGCCTTGCTCGTCCGTTCAGCTTCATCCTTCTCTCGCTGAAGACGCTCCGTTGCGGACTGGCCTTCGCGCTCTAGGCGGTCGAACTCCGCTGCCTTGCGCTCCTGCTCAGGATCCTTCGCCTTCGCCAGTCGCCGCTCGATGATCGCATCCAGCTGGTCCTGGGTTAGGGTGAGAACCTCAGTCTTCCCCGACTTCTCTTCCGCGGGTTCGGTCCCCGCGCTCCCGCCACTTCCGGGGGCGGTCCCCTCATCACCGGTCTTGGTGCCCTCAGCACCGGACTCCGGCTTGTCCTTCTCGGCCATTACAGCCTCCTTGAATACGACAATCGTAGCACGAATGTTAAGTCGCGATCTCGGGCTCCACGATGAGAGTGCCTCGAGCGACCGTCAAAACCTTCCCTCCGACCGTTACTTGGACGTCGAACACATAGGCTTGCCTCCAGTTTCCCAGGACGGAAGTGTCCGCCGGCAGGATATCCAGCCGGAACTCACCAGCAGGACCATCAGTGATGACGATGCCGTCCCCTTCGACCTTGGTAATCACAGCCTCTTCTGACCTAGCACGCCGCCTGGCCACAAACTGAATCGCATCCCCAGTCAACCCGGTCAGATTCACGGCGACACCAGCCGCGTCCTTAACCGTCAACGCGTAGCTGCGATCATCGCCACGAATGATCGTGAAGTCGGGCATCAGGGGATCTCCTCCATTTCGGCAGTAACTGCCAGCTCAATCATTGTACCCGAAGACAGCGGATCCTCGAGCATGGCTCCGGTTACGCCGAGGGCCTGGACCATCTCCGCGGTCAGCGGGAGCAGGTAGATGTAGGTTCCCGTTGCCGTGACCACGGGCACCGGAACCACCAGGACAGCTACGACCGGGGCGGGGCTGACCACCCGACCAGCAATAACCGCTGGCACCGGGACCGTCATCGCGATCACCACAGAATCCGGAACCACTCGAGCTCCGGCTGTGACCACCGGAGACGGGATCACCAGTTGCGCCGTGACCGGAGTCGGCGAGACCACACTGCCAGCGGTGATCAGCTGAACCGGCACTGACAGCACCACAGCAACCGGATCCGGAGTCACCGTGACTGATCCGCCACCACCCCCTGCCGAGACTGTGGGAACCGGGATAGCCAGGACCACGGCGACTGGGTCGGGGAGAACCAGCGCCCCAGCCGAGGCCACCGGGGCAGGAATCACCAGCATCACCGGGACCGGGGACGGGGAGACAATCCGACCGACCTGCACGGTCGGAACGGGCACGGACAGGACCACTGCCACCGGGGACGGCGTGGCCAGTGCCCCTACCGTGACGGTGGGCGTCGGGACAGCCAGAGCGACCACGACCGGAGACGGCGAAACAAGGCGAGTCGCGACGACCACCGGTGTGGGGACGACCAGTGGAATCGTCGCCGGAATAGGCGACACGATACGACCAGCGGTGACCGTGGAGACCGGGACGACGAGCGTCACTGGCACCGGAGCCGGGTTAACCAGAGCGCCTCGAGTGACGACCGGGACCGGAACAACCAGCGGTATCGCTACCGGGTCCGGCGCGACCTCCTGGGTGCCGACACCCACCGTAAGCATCGGGATCTCGGGCCAGGCCGTGATGGCGCTGAACTGCTCCTCGAGCCGGAACTCGATGGTGTCGCCGCCGGTCACGCCAGTGCCGACGAGGGTCAGCACGTACTCATGCTCGGTGTTGCCGCTGGCCGGGAGGTTGCTGGCGGTGCCGCCGATGTAGCCGTTGTCCTCGTCGACCTCACCGGACTCGAAGGTCCCGGTGCCGCTGAGCTGCTTGGTCGTGACCTCGGCGTTGGTGACGTTGGCCGACGCTGCCGGTGCCACCTCCGTCAGCGGGCCGAACCCAACGCTGGTCCAGCCTCCGCCGTTCTTGCTGTACTTGAGCTCCGGGCCGTCACCGCCATCCCAAGCATTGCCTCCGGTCTCCTGGAGACCGATCCGCAGTCGGAACAGGACGTCCGCCGCGAGCGTGATGTCGGTATTCTCGGCTGCCTTCCACGTGGCGCCGGTCTCATTGCCGTCGTCGTTGCGGAACCGGAAGCGGGTCTGCTCCACGACGGCCGGGACCGCTGGGCGCAGCGCCCAGACCGAGCTGTAAGTCGTGCCGTCGGCCTGCGCCCATGTGAAGGCCCCCACCGCCGCAGGCCCGCCGACCTGCGCCCGATACGCGGTGTGAGTAGCGCAGTCCGATCCGCCGGTACTCAGCTTCTCGGCTGACCCGGTGGCCGCTCCGAGGGTGGCCCAGCTCGGGGATGTGACCGCATTGTCGTTGGCGTAGTTGCTGATGGCCGAGCGGATCATCGAGCCCGCGTTGGTCGGGGTGATGCTGGCGTGTGTCTCGTTGGCGCTGGCGTTCGTCTCCGTCAGCATGTTGGTGGTCGGGTCGCCACCAGTGAACGTGCCGCTCCAAGCGGCCAGCACCGCAGAGCAGGAGCCGACGCAGCCAGCAATCGTGATCGTCTTGCTCGCCGTCGCAGAGGTCGCCCGCTTCACGGCCCGCAGATGTTTGCGGTCGGTCGAGAGGGCGGTTACGGTCCAGGTGTTGCCACCCGAGTCGTTGTCGGTGACGGTCGGCATGGCCGTCCCGACAGTGTGATCCCGGGAAGTGAAGACCAGTTCCAGCCAGTCACCAGCGGCGACCGTGGCACCGATCGCCAGGGTGCCACCGGTGGTGGGGTTGCCAGCAGGTCCGGCAACAAGGGCGCCGCGGAGTGCAACGGCCATTAGCTACCTGACCATTAGGTAGCCTGCAGCAGGCCCTCTGCATTAATGGCCAGCTGGTACGGCCCACCCCCACCAGCAAGAGGGAACCCACCGGTATCAATGAAGGCGATCGGAATGTTTGCGGAATCAGCACCGACGTGCTTGTAGAGAATCGCTCCCTGGGCCAGACGAGTGCCGGCTGCGACGGTCGCCCCGAAGCTGACTGGTGAAGTCGCACTGAACTCGGCCCGGTTGTTGGGGTCATCCCGGACCACCGCCTGGACAGCAAGCACCGCTCGAGCGTAACCAGCGCCGTCGTACTCATCCAGCGTGGTGAACGCGGAAAGCAGAGCCGTGTCCTGCTCGGTGTCAGCTGTCGTGTTGGTCATGACCAGGAGAAGGCGCAGATCGTTACCGGCCTCATCGAAGTCCAGGTCACCCTTGAGCAGGGCCTCCTTGGCTGGTGTGTAAACGAAACTCACTCAATTGCCTCCTCGATCTCTGATGGGAGTGTAGCAGCGTCACCCTCCTGGGACCCCTCGGGATTAGGAACGTCGGCGCTCCCCTCCGAGTCAGGAGGCCCAGGAGCGAACCGGCCCATTGCCGGAGCTGCCGCCTTCTCTTCGTCCTTGATCCGCAGAACCTCCGCCTGAACCCAAACCTCCTCGGCATGGGGGTTGACCAGCCGGACGCGGCTCTCAATGCTCGCGGCCTTCGCAGCCGACAGCGTGTTGGCGGTCTGCGCCAGCTCCATCGGGTCGCTCGGGATCCCGTCATTCATCTCGGTGACGATCGTCAGGCCCTTTCCACCGGGGCCGGCGAACTGCCACTCATCAATCAGGGCCATGTGGTAGAACAGGCGCTTCAGCGCTGGCCCCCACCAGTTGGCCTTGCGCTTCACGGTCAGGACCGTCTTGGCTTCCCGGAAACGAAGGGCGGGGCTCGAGTCAGCCCGCTGCGGGGACTTAATCCCGAACGTACCCGGGGAGTAACCGGCATTCGACACGGCCCGCTCCACGAGCTCGGCCGCGGTAGCAAGATGCTCGGCGTGCCGAATCTCGAACTGCTGGGCCAGCATGGCGCGGGTGCCTTGATCCATCGTGTTGGGGTCCATGTCCATCGGCTGGTAAACCTCCCAGTCGATGTCCATCGTCCCGTTCTCGTCGAGGAATTCCTTGGGCACGATGATCCGGGCCTTAGCCAGACGGATGTCTCGCATCCAGCTCGCGTACACCTCGTCCAGCGCGTCGAAAATCCCCTCGTTCCCGGAGTAGTCGGAGAGGCCCAGGCCGCTCTTCCGCCACAGCCGGTTGGGCCGCATATTCGGGACGTACTGGACGTCGAGCTCCGCGAACGGAAGCTGAATCAGTGGCTCGAGACCGAGGTTGGACCGGACTGCATTCTCACTCAGCCGGGTCCCAATGTGCCGAGCGTCCCCGATGAATAGCGCATGGGTGATCTGCGCCCGCCCGAACTCCACCGAGTGCTCCTCGAGGTGACGGACGATGCTGCGCTCAGACGCTCCGTTGTCGACCTTGTCGACCTCCCTCCAGAACACGACGGACTTAAGCAGTCCCATCGTGAATTCCGGCACGGCCTGATCAGCCTGGATGACGTTGATAACCGGGACCTGTGCAACAGCTGTGTCCCAGCCCGGGTAGAGGTAGACCCCGCCCATGGCAGCCGCTGTCTCCGCGGCTTCCACCAGTCGGTTATACGCTCCGCCGTCCATGATCATCTCCTGGAGGCGAGCGTCGGCAGCCTTCTCCGGGTCTCCAGCATCGGCCCCTTGAGCCTCCTTGAAGAAGATCCGTGGCTCCTCCCCAAACAGGAGAGCACCGCTAACCGCGGCCAAATCACCAGCAATCGGGACGTGAAGCTCGGCCTTCTGAGCCTCGGGATTCTTGGCAATCCGTGTCCAAAACCGGAACCAGCGAATCCGACCTCCAGCCGGCACTCCCCCATAGACATCACGAAGTCGATCCGGGTCACCGCCGTACCAAGCCGACCACTCGGTCATCTTGGCAGTAACGTCGTAGAGATCTTCGGGGGGCCAAACGGCCCGCGGGTTATTTGGCAGAGGCATGGGTCCCTCGGAGTAGATTGCGCCAACGCATGCGCGAGCCCATGATCGCATATCGACCAGCATCGGGGGCGTGGTCCTGGACCTTCAGTGGGAGATCCTCCCCCCGCTCAGAGGCCTTGGGATCCCAGGCGTACCCGGCAAATTCCTCCCAAGCCTCCTCCGTCGTGGAGGTGTGAAGCCGCAAAGCGTCGACCCCAAACAGGGCGGCCATGCTCTGGATCCCGTCCAGCACTCGGTTGTCGGCCGGATGAATCCCCCGTTCTCCGTCACGCCACAGCTGAAGGATCAGACTGTTAGCGCTCGGATCCACGAACACCCGGGTAGGCTCCTGCGGGAGCGCCGTTCGCCACCGCTGGAAGTCCTTCGAATATTCAGCGATCGTCTTCTGACGACCCGAATCCTTGGAGTCGTGCCGGTACTCGTGGTGTAGGATCAGCCCGTTCTGCGTCCCCGACAGGGCCAGGAACACGGTCGGGTTGGTGGTACCCGCATCGATCCCGGCGTAGGTCCATAGCAGCCCGCCAAGATCCTCGGTCAGGTGGCGGTTCTCGTCCAGGCTATCGAAGATGCTGCCCTCAGCCAGAGCCCACAGACCGTCAATGTAGCGTTTCGCCCACAGACCCCGATACTCAGCCTTAATCTGACGGACGTATTCAGGATCGAGATGGGGGTTGTCATCTAGGTTGAAGTGCCAATGCTGGAGGTCGAGCT